AGTAGATAAGTATACAGTCTATAAAAATAGAAGCTGTATGACTATACTTACCGGACACTTTACTTCTCCCGAAGGAGCACAATCAGCATCTGGAGAGTTCTTTAATGATGAACACGACTATACCCATCAAATACCTACTTCTATGTCTATTGATGGAACTCAAATAAACTATAACCCTAGATTAGAAGTAGAACTATTTACTACTGTAGAAAACTGTGAACCCTATGTTTCAAGTTCTATACTAAGAGAAGTAGTAGATTATATAGACTTCAACGAAGACGGAGAAGAAGTAACAAAACAAAGAACAACATACTCAGTAGTGGAAACAGAAAGTACAACTAAACTCCGAAAAGATCTAAATAATATCACAGGAAGTATTTATACTTTTGCATACGATAGACTAAAAGAAAAGTATCAACAGGATTTTAATCCATGTGTTATTGAAGATATACTTTAGTTGTTTTTCTGATTATTAATTCTTAAATTAAGAGAATGATGGTAACAGTACCCAGTTGGACCTATGAAGGTCGCCTTGTAACACAAATAGAAGATATGCCGAAAGGCACTTACGGATTTATATATGAAACAAGACATATACCTAGCGGTAAAAAATACCTAGGTAAAAAAGTACTTTATTTTGAACGAAATAAAAGACTAGGAAAAAAAGCACTAGAAAAACTCAGGTTAGAGAGAAAAGCTAAAGGTATAGGAGGTAGAACACCCTTAAAGCAAAAAATAATAACAGAGTCTGATTGGGAGGATTATTACGGGTCTCATAAAGATATATTGAGATTAGTAAAAGAAGGTGCTCCAAAAGATTTTGAACGTAGAATACTATGCTATGTACCGAATAAGAAGCTTTTAACATATTTTGAATGTAAATACCTATTTATAAATGAAGTACTAGAGAACAGAGACAACTACATTAATGATAACGTCTTAGGGAAGTTCTATAGAAAAGATTTCGAAATATGAAGTTAAGAGATATTCTACTAAAAGAAGGAAATGAATCTTGCCCAGCAGCAACTCAAGACCTGATGTTAAATACTAAAAATAGAGATGCTTCTATAAAAGCAACTCATATTCAATATGGTCCATTAAATGTAAGTAAACCCGGTACTTATTGGAAAGATATAGCAAAATACTGGAACACTACAGAAGATGCAGCAAAAGATACAAACTGTAGCAACTGTGTAGCATTTGATATCTCACCAAGGATGGATGAATGTATGCCTGGAGTTACATCTGATGAAGATGGACGGTTAGGTTACTGTTGGATGCACCATTTTAAATGCCACTCAGCAAGAAGCTGTAGAACTTGGGCTAAAGGAGGACCAATAAAAAAAGACTCTATATCACAAGACTGGCAAGAACGAAACGATAATAAGTAATATTATGATACAATTACAAGAAATAGTAGGACTACCATCTCTACAGTACCATTTAGATAACAACCTCTCATTACACGAGAATGTCTACCGTTATAACTCTGAAGCCTTTATACAATTGTTTACTGAGGCAAGACAAGCCCTTAGAGACGGTAAAATAAAACTTAACGAAGAAGATACAGTTCTACTAGAAACAACAGATATCGGACTTCATGGAGAATACAATGGCATGAAAGTCCCATTAGACCTACCAATGGTATCATCAGGATACAATGCAATCTTCGAAATAGGGAATGTTATTGATGAAATGATAGAAAACGAAGAAATGATAGATGAAGCTTTATCCATAGACGAAATGATAGATTTCGATATGATTAAAGAATTAGTAGAGTCTATTGGAGGAGTTATAGATATGGATAAATTTAAAAAAGCAGTAAGTATTCAAAATGAAACTTACGATTATAATGGATTTGACATGTTAAAAGCCTCAGTTAAATATATACCTGAAGCAGAATATAAAGGAAAAAAAGTTGCCCTTAACAAACCAAAACGTGGAGGATCTAAAAAATTCTACGTTTATGTTAAATCGAAGAAAGGTAATGTAAAAAAGGTATCTTTTGGAGATACTGGATTATCTGTTAAATTCAAAAAGAAAGGTGCTAGAGCATCATTTGCTGCTAGACATAAATGTGCTACTAAAAAAGATAAAACTAAAGCAGGATACTGGTCTTGTAATATAGGTAGATATTGGAAGTCATTAGGAGGAAGTGCAAACTTCTCCGGATATTGGTAAAAAGGTACTAAAACATGGGAGTAAATTCGAATAGTATAAATAATTTTGCAATGAGTGAAATAAAAGCATTCTCTGCATCTGCTGATCAAATAGAGACAAGTACAAATACTTCTCTCAATGATACATTCCTATACCATTACGCACCAGCATTAACCGGCACCAATAGAAAGTTTAGCTCAGCTAACTCTATAAGTCATAGGTATCTCGCTCTACAAGCAAATCGCTGCACAGTTACTGTAACTTATCCAACCTCAGGAGCAGTCGGGGGATGGCTATGGAAAGCTTCTGACGGTACTGGATATGCTAATGTACCTAATCAAAAGTTAAATGTAACTCACACTGACCATATAACTAACGGTAGGTCTTTATACCTTAGAGCAACTAGCTATTTAGCTTATACCTACATATCACTCTCTATTACACCGGATTACGGATACTCAGTTAGTTCCTACGCTTGGTACTCCAATGAAGATAACTCAGTTTTTGTCACAGCATCTAGTACTACATCAACATCATTAACATTGTATTCCTCTACACATGCAGAAACGACTAAAAAGTACTTAAAGTTTTTTGCCACCTAATGAGCAGACCTTATATAGAAAATAAAGAAGGAGACTATACTGTAAGAGAATTTTCAAAAAATACTTCTACTTTTGAATTTGTATGGCATAGAGATAGAGAAGATAGATATGTACAGACAACACATGAAACAGATTGGAAATTTCAGCTTGATAATAAAACACCAGAGAGATTAACAGAAAACAAACTATTTATACCCAAAGAGACCTATCACCGATTGATAAAAGGATCTGGGGATCTAAAGGTTAAAATTTTTAAAGTATGAAACTAAGAGATATAATTTTAGAAACAGATTTTGATAAATATAGAGATAAAGAACAATCTCTTGCTAGTGAAATAAATAATAAGTTTGGAGGCGATCCTTATGTCTCTATGGGAGAATACGCTGGAGGAAGATCAGATGATGACCCAAGAAAAGGCAAAGGGTTTGGCTCTGTAACGTTTCGTATGAGAGGAGAATTTAAAGACAGTAAATGGAATCAAATATTAGATTATGTTAAGAGCAAAGGTTTAGACATACAACAAGAAAGTAATTATTATGATTCTGAACCGGGAGAAAGAGAGTGGTTTCCAAAAGTGGATTTCCATTTTAATTTAAATGAAAGTTAATAAAGATGAAATTATCAAGAGTAATACTTGGTGAAATACTATACTACGATCCAGCATTTGAAAAGGTGACGGATCAGCTAAGAGATAAAGGAGCAAAATACTTAGGCTCAGGAGATTACGGATCAGCTTACCTACTTAATGGAAGAGTTTACAAAGCTACTACAGATGAAGTAGAATTAGAACATGCTGAAGTACTTAAAGGTAAAAAAACTAATAATTTTGCTAAAATATACGACGTAGAGGTTATAAATCCAAAATTAGGAATTATACAAATGGAAGTTTTAGGAGAGTTTAAAGGAGATATACCGGAAGAATGGGTAGAGGCGCTAGAAAAAGAATCAACCAGATTAGGTATAGACCCAGATGAACTAGATATTAGACCTTCAAATGTTATGGTCAATCAGAAAAATCACTTAAAATTAGTTGATATTTAGAATTATTTTTCTTATATTATAAGATAATAGTTACGGACAACTACATGGATTATACTTTTTTACTGGGTTCTATTGAGAACCTTCTTGGGAAATCTCATAAAAGAGCTAGAGACAATCACGCTTTTCACTGCCCTTTCTGCAATCATAGAAAGCCAAAGCTTGAAATAAACATGGCAACTAACGAAGAAGGTAAAAACTTTTGGGAATGTTGGGTATGCCAAACAAAAGGTAGAACTATCCGTTCCCTTCTTAAACAACTAAATACTCCAAAGGATACTGCAATAGAAGTTCTAAAATATGTACCGAGAGGTTCACAAATTGAATATAGAGAGCTATCTATAGTAGAACTACCGAAAGAGTATCAACCACTTTACTCCGCTTCAACTACCTCAGTGGTAGCTAACTTAGTAAGAAAATACTTATATGACAGAGGACTTACCGACAATGATTTTATTAAATATAGTATTGGATACTGCACAACTGGAGACTATGGAGGACGAGTTATATTCCCAAGTTATACTGAATCCGGTACACTCAATTACTTTGTTGCAAGAAGCTATGATGGAAATTTCTTTAAGTACAAGAATCCTGAAACTAGCAAAGACATAATATTTTATGAGAACTTAATAAACTGGAATACTCCTATTATTCTATGTGAAGGAGTTTTTGATGCAATAGCAATCAGAAGAAATGCCGTACCTATACTAGGAAAAAATATGGCTACATCACTATATAAAAAACTATTAACAAGTAAATTAACCGACATCTATATCGCACTAGATACTGATGCTCAAACAGCCGCTTTAGGTATTGCTGAAAAACTAATATCAGCAGGATTTAGGGTGTATTTAATCGAACTCCCTGATAAAGATCCCTCTGAGATGGGGTTTATAAACTTTACAGAATTAGTTCAGAACGCAACTGAATTAGACTTTTCTAAAATAATGTTGCAAAAATTAAACTTATGATAAAGCAAGGTATGAACATTCTAGAACAGAATGACAAAAAAAGATTAGACTTTAACCCCGATTTAAAGCAAATTAACTTTTTAGACCGAAGGGTCTATAAGAGAGGCGAAGGAGTATATTACCCGTCCGTAACCACTATACTTCAATATATGCCCAAGAATAAATTCTTCGAAACATGGATGAAGGATGTTGGGCATAACGCCGATCTTATTATGCGTAAAGCAGGTAAACAAGGCACACAAGTACATGAAGCATGTGAAAAGCTAGTACTAGGAGAAGAAGTTTCGTGGATGGATAATTACGGTAATGCTAAATACTCTCAAATAGTTTGGGAAATGATTTTAAAATTTGCGGATTTTTGGAGAACACATAAACCCGAATTAATATCTGCAGAAGACTTTGTATGGTCGGATAAACACAAATACGCTGGAACAGCAGATTTAGTGGTTAAAATGGATGGAGAAGTATGGTTGTTAGATATAAAAACATCTAATAGTATACATAAATCTTACGACTTACAATTAGCTTCTTACGCTAAAGGTTTAGAAGAAGCAAAAGGTATTAAAATTCAAAGGACTGGTATAATTTGGTTAAAAGCTCATACGAGATCTGCTTCTAAAGTAAAAGGCAAGTACCAAGGAAAAGGTTGGCAAATTAAAGTAATAGATGAAATAGAAGAAAATTTTGAACTATTTAAAATGATATATAAGTTATATAGTTTAGAACATCCTGTAGTTGAACCTATTTATAATAGCTACCCTACTACTCTAAAACTATAATGTATGAAAGGAACAAAAAAATTTATTTACGTATACCTCTTAACAATACTACTAGCTTCGTGCTCATCAGTACAGTTTAAATACTCTACATTAAATCATGCACAGACCGTAGATGGTATATATAACAGCAATACAGTATTTGTCGATGTACCAATTGGAACACAAATTGATACATTAAATTACTTTCAACTACAGAGAAAGTTGAGAACTGATTTTAGATTTAGATACGACTATGCTCAATATGCACTCAGTCAACCAATATCGTTTGATTGGAATAATAGAACGTTAGGTAATAGGTACAACTTTTACAACCCATATTATAGTAGATCCCAAATGTGGGATGACTGGGTTTGGGGATATAATTGGAATTCACCTCACAGATGGTCGCCATTTGGGTATGATAGATGGGGATATAACAATTTCGGATGGAATAACTACTATGGATGGAATAACTACTATGGATGGAATAACCACGGATGGGGAAGCTATTGGAATAACCACTCACCATTTTATGGTAATCGATGGAATAATTATAATAGAAGAGGTAATGTAGCCTATATTAACGGTAGAAGAAGCAGTGGGACTTCTATAGTAGATAGAAGAGCACATGCTGCAATGATAGAAACTTCTAAACGTAGAAACTTTGTAATTGAAGAAGATGGAGTAAGATGGTATTCTGGTTCAGAACAAAATAATAAAGAAATAATAACACCTCTAGAAAAAGAAGTAAAGATATTAGAAAAAAGAATAATTAATAGCAGAAGAAATGATAAAACTATCAACACTAATACTAGAATCTACGTCCGCCCCGAAGGCAGTAATAATGGCAGGTGGAGGGGGAGTAGGCAAATCGTACCTACTAAACCAACTATCCTTAGACAGCCTACAACAGTACAACCCAGACAAGTACGTAGAGGATCCGGATCATCCGTACCACAACAAACTAGGACCCGCATCAAACCAGGTAGCTAAAGATGTAGCAGCAGCTACTGAAGATAAGCAAAGCTTCGTTTGGGATACTACAGCATCAGGTGCTAGATTTATGTCCCAACTTGATAATATGATGTCCGCAGGGTACGATATTTACATGGTTATGGTGTATGCACATCCTATGATTTCATATGCTGCTAATTTTGAACGTTCAGAAAGATCTCTTCCTTCTGTTGCAGTCTTCTCAACATGGAGAAATGCCTATCAATTAATCGGCGAATATCAAGAAAAATTAAAAGGTAACTTATCAATATACGTTAGTGATAGAGGAGGAAAATACTCTAAAGAAGTAGAGGGTTTCAATAAAGCAGCAGAAAAAGGAGTTGAAGGGATAAAAGAGTATTTAAGAGCTTATAACGAAGAAACTGGTGCTGGAAAATCAACATTCTTTAAACCTGTAGAAATGTCTAAAGAAGAAGAAACTGCGTTTAATCAAGCAATACAAGACGTACAGTACGATAAAAATAACCGATCAGAAGATAAAGCTATTAAAACAGCATTCTTAAAAGCATTTAAAAAGAACGGAGTAAGTCCTGGAGGAGATAAATTAATAGATGCTGTAAAAAAGTACAGAGATAGTAAGAATAAATCTGACGAAAGAAATAATGATGTTCTAAAAAATATTGCAGAAATGCTATTCAGCCCTGTATTCCAGGAATTATTGAAACATTCAGAAGTAAGTGAAATAGATAGAAACGTACAATCCTTTTTAGCATGATAGCACTTTATCCCGGAGCTTATAAACCACCACATAGAGGACATTTTAATGTAGTTAAATCTCTTTTAGATAATTCCTATAATGGATCAGTCTACGATAAAGATAATTACAAAGAAACTGGAGCAGAACTTCTTAAAGGCAGAAGTAACAAAAAACCTAAGATAGATAAAGTATTAGTTTTTATTGGAGCAGGTGAGAGAAACGGTATAACTAAGGAAGAGTCAATGTCTATTTGGAATATATACGCTAAATACTTAGGGAATGTAGAGATATTAGATGGAGGAGCAAATCCAATGTTTGCAGCAAAAGATTATGCTCAAGCAAATCCTGAATTAGAATTTGTTTCTGTGACAGGTATAAGAGGAGATAAAGATTTCGTAGACTTAAGAAGAGTAACTACATTTAAAAATGCTCCCAACGTTCAAGGACTAGCTCTTGCTGCAGAACCAGGATCAGGAGTCAGAGCTACAGATTTTCGTAATTCTATTTTATCCGGCAATTTAGACACTATTTCCGATTTTTTCCCTGAAGCACTTTCTAGAGAAGAAATTCTGAGTATACTAACTGATCTAAAAGATAAAATAGTAGCTGAAATATTAAGTTCCAACCTTGAAGGATTTGTTGAACAGTACTTTAACGTTAATGAAGAAGTAGTAGGTGAAAAAATTAAATGCGATAACTGTGGATGGAGTTGGAATATAGTAGATGGCGGAAATGATTTATTTGTATGCCATAAATGTGGACATAATAATGAATCAATAGCAGAAACTAGAAACTTAGATAAAATACCAAGTGCTACAAAAAATAGCATAGACAACCTATATAACTATCTATCTAGACTTATCCCACCTTCCTCACTTATTACCCACAACGGTAATCATTTACATATAGGAATTAAAGATATAAACGAGGATTTAAGTGATAAACTTGAATTAAAAGATTACATTGCATCACTAACTGAGTATATGATTGACCAAGGGATGAATATACAACCTCTTCCTGAAGTAAAGATAAGAAAAGATGAAGTAAATGCTTCTAACTTTTTTGGTCGAACTGCCTATTACGATCCAAACTCAAGAGAAATAGTGTTATATGTTTCAGGTAGACACGAGA